ATGAAAGCATTACGCTTAACTGGGCGAACCTAATGTGCGTGTGTGAACAATGCCACGATGAACTACACGGCAGGGCGAAGCGTTACACTGTCGATGAATATGGCAGGGTATGTCCCCCTAGCAGAAATAGTGGGCGGTAGGGAAGGACACCGATTGCCCACCTTCGTAAAACCGATTAAGGCGGTTTAGGTATTTTTTGGGAAGGAAAAAAATGAAGAAAAAAGAAAATAGCAATACATACGATGACTTGATGGAACTAGCCGAACAATATGGTGTGGCTGACAATGCTTTGTTCGTTGCCAGTGCCAAGCAGTATTGTGTTCAGCAAAAAGTTATCGATAATATCAACACTATCTTGGCCGATGCCGACAAACTGATGACCACGAAAGAGTATGTGAAGGGCATAGCCAACATTTATGCCAACCCACTGGTCAAGGAACTGCCAAAACACGCTGACAGTGCCACCAAGACACTGAACACAATGCTTGATATTATCAACAAACTGGGCAAGGAAAAACCAACACCAAGTAGACTGGCAGAACTTGCCGATGAATAACTACATACTGGAATACTACCAAGCGATGACCGATGGCCGTATCGTTGTCGGTGAAAAAATCAAAAGGTGGTATGAGATCATAGTAAAAAGCCTGCAGAAAAAGGCTTTTTTATTTGATGCAAAGAAAGCCAACAAAGCAATTCGTTTTATACAAGAGTTCTGCCGACATTGCGAAGGTGAACTTGCACCAAATCACATAAAACTGGAATTATGGCAAAAGGCATTTCTGTCTGTGATCTTTGGCTGTGTTGATGAAGACGGCACACGGCACTTTCGTGAAGTGCTACTTATCGTAGGCCGAAAGAACGGCAAAACCCTATTGGCCAGTGCCATTGCATCTTATATGGCATTTCTTGACGGCGAATATGGTGCGAAGATTTACTTTGTTGCGCCAAAGTTACTGCAGGCCAATATTTGCTTTGATGCCTTTTACCAGATGGTAGAGAAAGAAAGCGACTTGTCGAGCCTTGCGAGAAAAAGGCGCACCGACATTTACATTGCAAGCACCAATACTTCTATACAGCCGTTACCCTTCAGCAGTAAGAAAAGTGATGGCTTGAACCCACATTTTTGTTCGCTAGACGAAATTAGTAGTTGGCAGGGTGATGCAGGATTAAAACAATATGAAGTGCTGAAATCAGCACTAGGAAGCCGAAAACAACCGCTTTTACTGGCTTACAGCAGTAGCGGTTACCAGAACGATGGCATATACGATGAACTGGTGAAGCGAAGCACAGCCGTGCTAAATGGCGACAGTAGAGAAAGCAGACTTGCACCATTTATCTATGCCATCGATGACATCAGCAAGTGGAACGATATAAACGAACTGCAAAAGGCCAACCCAAACCTTAATGTCAGTATCAGTGTTGATTATCTGCTTGAAGAAATAGCAATTGCCGAAGGCTCACTGTCAAAAAAGGCAGAGTTCTTAACCAAGTATTGCAACGTTAAACAAAACAGTTCGCAGGCTTGGTTAAATGCCGAAGATGTGATTAAAGCCACTGGCAGTTACAAACTTGAAGATTTTACCGACTGCTATGCGGTTGGTGGCATCGACTTATCACGCACAACAGATTTGACCAGTTGTTGCGTAGTAATACAGAAAAAAGGGCAACTATACGTTTTCACCAAATCGTTTTTGCCTGCTGAAAAAATCGATGAAGCAATTGCACGTGATGGCTTGCCATACAAGATTTACATACAGCGTGGCCTGCTACAACCGAGTGGTGCAAACTTCGTTGATTACAAAGACTGCTTCAACTGGTTCACGGAACTGGTAGAACAGTACAGAATACTGCCGTTAAAAATAGGCTATGACCGATACAGTTCAACGTACCTAGTACAGCAATTGAACGATTACGGCTTTCACACTGACGATGTGTACACAATGGGTACTAATATGACTGGTGCTATTCGTGAGTGCGAAGGACTGCTTAAAGACGGCAAACTGCACATAGGCGACAATGACCTGCTGAAAGTGCATTTACTTGATACCGCATTAAAGGTTGATGCGGAAAGCGACAAGTGCCAAATTATTAAACTACACAGAAATGCGCACATCGATAATACCGCAAGCCTTTTATGTGCCTTAATTGTAAGACAAAAGTGGTGGGGCGAAATTGGTGGGCGACTTCTTAACGAATAAGGGGGTTTAGATAAGTATGGGTTTATTCGAAAAAATCTTCGGTAATAGGCCAAAAGAAAAAATACTTAATGAACAGCAATTCAAGATGCTAACCACGTACCAACCAAAGTTTTATAACTGGACTGGTTCGATATACGAAAACGAACTGATTAGATCAGCAATTGATGCAAGGGCAAGACACATCAGTAAGTTAAAAATCGAGATACACGGAAGCGCAAAGCCATCATTGAAAGCCAAATTGCTGAAAGCACCAAACGAGTGGCAGACTTGGTCGCAGTTCTTTTATCGTGCAAGCACAATACTAGATATGCACAACAACTGCTTCATTGTACCAGTGGTCGATAACTATGGCGAAACCACTGGCTACTTCACAGTGTTGCCGACAAGTTGCGACATTGTAGAGTGGCCAAAAGAAAGTGGCAAGTTATGGCTTCGCTATCGTTTCCACGATGGCAAGGTGGGTGCGGTTGAGTTTGACCGCTGTGCGATCTTAACCAAGTACCAGTACAAAAACGATATGTTTGGTGAAAGTAATCGTGCGCTTGATAAGACAATGGACTTAATCAACATACAAAATCAAGGCATCGAAGAAGCCGTTAAGAATAGTGCCACATATCGCTTTATGGCCAGACTTAACAACTTCACAAAACCAGTAGACCTAGCGAAAGAACGCAAAGAGTTCAACGAAAACAACTTTGCTGACGAAGGTGGTGGCCTGCTGTTATTTCCTAACACTTTTGCCGATATTAAGCAAATTGAAACATCACCTTATGTTGTCGATGAAGGACAGATGCAGGCAATTAAAAGCAACGTATATAACTACTTCAGCGTAAACGATAAGGTTATGCAGGGCAGTGCCGTTGGCGATGATCTTGATGCCTTTTTCAACAGTGTTGTTGAGCCGTTTGCGATACAGTTCAGCGAAGCGATGACAAAGGCGATGTACACGCTAACTGAACGTGGACACGGCAACGAACTGTGGGCATCGGCTAATCGTCTGCAGTATATGACTACTACGGCCAAAATACAGATGGCACAGCAGTTAGGCGATAGGGGGGTAATGACGATAAACGAAATACGTGAACTGTTCAACTACCCACCTATTGAAAATGGCGATGTGGCCACAATACGTGGCGAATATAAACCAGTTACTGAACTGGTAGAAGGGGGCAATACCGATGGACAAGATGGACAAGAAAATTGAGCAGGGCAGAGAATACCGCTCAATGACAATGGAAATTAGAAAAGATGCTGACACCGAAAAAGATTACAAGGTTAGCGGTTATGCTACTACCTATAATCAGCCGTACAGACTGTATGGCTACAACGATGGTCAGCGCAATGTCGAAGTGTGGGAACAAATCGACAGTAAAGCCTTCGATAATACCGATATGGCAGACACCATTATGCAGTATGACCACGAAGGCAGAGTATTTGCGAGAGTAAGCAACGGCACGTTATCGTTGAACAAAGACGATGAACACGGCCTGCTTATAAATGCCGATTTAGGCGGTACACAGATCGGCAGGGAACTTTACGAAGAAATCAAGGGTGGCTACACTTCCAAGATGTCTTTTGGCTTTACAGTCAAAGCCGACAAAGTGGAAGAAACAAGCGACTACGAAGATAACACAATTAAGTACCTGCGCACTATTACCGAAATCGGCAAGTTATACGATGTTTCGGCCGTAAGCCTGCCTGCTAACGATTACACCGAAATATCTGCTAGAAAGGCATTAGATGGAGTAATCGATGCCAAGTTAACGGAGAGATTAGAAGCAGAGAAAAGGGCAAAGTTAAAGGCAGAAATCTTGGCGAAACTGAAAGGGGTTAACAATGATTAACGAAATGAACATTGAACAGATCGAAGCCAGAAAAGCAGAAATCGAAACCCTGCTGAACGATGAAGGTGCTGATTTAGAAGCATTAAGCAAAGAAGTTGATGCGTTAAATGAACGCAAGGCACAGATCGTGCAGGAAGCCGAAAACCGCAAGGCTGAAATCGACAAGGTGCTGACACAAGCACCAACCAAAACATTAGAAGAATTGGGGGAAAGAACAAAAATGACTGATTTAGAAGTAAGAAACAGCAAGGCATATATCGATGCTTTTGCTAATTACATCAAGACTGGCAAAGACGAAGAAGTTAGAGCCTTATTAACCGAGAACGCAGACAATGGCACTGTACCAGTACCAGAGTTTGTAGAAGAAGTAGTTAAGCACGCTTGGGACAATGACAGCCTGCTGTCAAGAGTTCGCAAGACTGCCTTCAAAGGCAACTTAAAGGTTGGCTATGAAGTATCAAGCGATGGCGCAGTTATTCACGCTGAAGGTGGCGATGCCATTGACGAAGAAGCACTTGTTACTGGCATCATCAATTTAGTACCTGAAACAATTAAGAAGTTCGTACGTGTAAGCGATGAAGTTCTGGACAATGGCGAAGCCTTCCTGCGTTATATCTATGATGAAATTACCCATCATATCATCAAGAAAGCCTGCGATATGATCGTTGCAGACATCGTTGCATCTGTTGGCACTTTGTCTACTGCAGTTACAACTTCTGGTGCGCAGGACTTCTTAAACGCACTGGCACAGTTAAGCGATGAAGCAACCAACCCAGTAATCATTATGAACAAGCAGAGTTATGCTTATTACAAGGGTCTGGCTTATCAGTCTAACTATGCCATCGACATTTTCGAAGGTATGACTGTATTATTCAACAACACATTAGCAGTTGCTGATGGTTCTACCGCAGGCAACTACGCTATCGTTGGCGATTTAGGTGCAGGCTACTGGTGTAACTTCCCTAACGGCTTTGAACCAACATTTAAGTATGATGACTTAACCGAAGCCACAGCCGATATGGTAAGAGTTATCGGCCGTCTGCCAATGGCACACGCAGTTGTCGCACCGAAGCACTTTGCAGTCATTAAGAAGGCTTAATAAGCGATGAAAGTAAAACTGCTAAACAGAACACGTGTGTATCTGTCTGCAGGTTCAATTGTCAATGTTGATGAGCAGGAAGCCAAACGGCTTCTTGCTTATCATTTGGCAGAACCAGTAGCAGAGAAACCGAAAAAAGAAGTTAAAAAGTAGGTGATAGAAATGCTAGATAAAGTGAAATTGGCCTTGCGTATAGTGACCGATGACTTTGACGATGAACTGAATATGCTTATTGCATCGGCTGAAATAGATTTAGGCATTGCAGGTGTTGATGTGCTGACTAATGAGATAGTACAACTTGCGATCATTACATATTGCAAGATGCACTTTGGTCAGCCTGCCGATTATGACCGCTTAAAGAAATCATACGATGAACAGAAAGCACAGTTATCAATGGCTACTGGCTATCATAATTGGGTGTACTAATGGACAGAAGCACACCGATTTACCTTGTTACTAAAAACTATACGCAAAACAACGTTGGTGTATGGTCAACCACAACAACCGAAAAAAAGGTGTATGCGCAAGTTGACAGTGTTACAAGTGCAGAGTGGTTCGAAGGCGGTAGGAACGGACTAAACCCACAATATCGGTTCAGTATGTTTTCACCAGACTACAATGGCGAAGACATCGTGAAATACAACGGCAAGTATTATGCGGTTTACCGCACATATCGTGCGAAAAACGAGATCATAGAGTTATACACGGAAGAACAAAAAGGCACAGACGATGGCAAGTAGATATGTAGCGAAATCGGCAGTAGATATGGAAAAAGCCATTAACGCTATACTTGATGAATATGGCGATGAAGTGAAAGCAGAAACGTTAGTTGTAATGGAAGCAGTAGCAGACCAAACAGTTAAGAAACTGAAAACAGTCAAGCACCACAAAACTGACAGAGCAACTGGCAAATACGATCGTGGTTGGCGGTACGAAACCGAACGCTTATTGTTGGGCGGTGTTGCCACCATACACAATAAGGTTTACCAGTTAACGCACCTGCTGAACGATGGCCACGCTAAACGTGGTGGTGGCAGAGTTGAAGGCGACCACCACATTGATAATGCCGAGAAAGAAGCAGTTGAAACGTATGAAGAATATCTTGATAAGGGGCTGAAAAAACTATGAAGCAAGTAGATTTGGTCAACGCAATTAAGGCAATTGACCTGCCGATTACGTACCACCACTGGCCAATAGGCCAAGCACCTGCATTGCCTTATGTGGTGTATTACTTCCCTAATGATAACGATATGATCGCAGACAATACGAACTACTGCCCAATTACCGCACTGAACATCGAACTTTACACCGACAACAAAGACATCGCACTTGAAGATACACTAGGCGATGTGCTTAATTCGCTTGGTTTGGTTTATGCGAAAACAGAAACCTACATTGAAAGCGAAAAAATGTATCAAATCTTGTATGAAAGTGGGGCAATGATAAATGGCTAACAAAGTTAAATATGGCTTAAAATCAGTTTATTACGCACCATTAACCATCACTGAAACTGGCGGTGTTTACACCTACACCTACGGAACACCAAAAGCCTTATTAGGCGCAGTCAACTTATCACTTGAAGCGCAGGGTGAATTAACCACCTTTAGAGCCGATAACGTTGACTATTGGGTGGCTAGTTCAAACAATGGTTATGAAGGCGATTTTGAACTTGCACTATTAAGTGATGACTTTAAGCAGGACTGCTTGGGCGAACTGAAAGATAGCAACGATGTTTTATACGAAGTAGCAAATGCTACACCAAAGACATTTGCGTTACTTTTCCAGTTTGAAGGCGATGCAAAAGCACGTAGACACGTAATGTATGAGTGTACGGCAACTAGACCTGCTATGGCATCACAGACTACCGATACAACCATTACACCAGTTACTGACAGTATCACGATCAAGGCAGTTGCAAGAAAAGACAACAATGTTGTCAAGGCTTCAACACCTTACGATGACAATACAAGCACTACTTACACTGGTTGGTTTAGCGCAGTCTATAATGTAACACCATAAAGGTGGCACAAGGTGGGAAGGGGCAACCCTTCCTGCCTTTTTCAAAGAAAGGGAAAGTATGGAAAAAACAGTAAAAATTGGCAACTATGAAGTTGCAATGAAATGTAGCGGTTTAACACCTAAACGCTATCGTGATTTATTCGGCAAAGATGTCATTGTTGAACTTGCGAGATTAAGCAAGTATATGAACGCTGACGGCACACTGAACCTTGAAAATGACATTGATATGTCAGTTATCGAAAGACTGGCTTACACGATGGCAATGCAGGGTGGCGAAACTGCTGACTACGAAAGTTGGCTTGATAAGTTCGATGCAACCGACATTTTCGACAGTATGGGCGAGATCATAGCATTATGGCTTGCCAGTAATAAAACCTTATCGAACGCAAAAAAAAAGTAAAAACTACCGAACGAGAATATAACACGGCACTGTATTTATTGCGGTGCTATGAACTGAATATAAGAGATACAGAACTTGATGCAATGACTATCGGTATGGTCTATGACATCTTCACTGAAAAGCAAAACGATAGTGCAGAGTATAGAGAAGTAGCCACACAAGAAGACTTCGACAAGTTCTAAAAGGGGGCAAGTAAATGGCAGGCACAAAGATTAGGGGCATTACGATACAGTTAGGTGCTGACACCACACAACTGACAGATGCCTTTAAAAAGGCGACAAGCGAACTTAAAGCCACGCAGAAAAGCCTAAACGATGTTAACAAGTTATTAAAACTAGACCCAAAAAACGTTGAACTGCTGACACAAAAAAGCGGTTATCTAACCAAGGCAATAGAGCAGGCGAACGCACAACTTGATGCTGAAAGAGATATGCTAGCCAAACTGGGCGAGCAAGACCAAACAGACGAAGTTGCCGAACAGCAGAACGCACTAAAGCGACAGATAGAAGCAACGCAGGCACAAATCAGTCAGTATAACAGCGAACTGCAGAATACCGCCAATGCGCTTAATGGTGTTGAAACTGAAACCAAAGATGTCAGCGAAGCGAGCAAAGAAGCAGGCGACAATGCAGGCAGTTTTGGCGATATGCTGAAAGCCAAACTTGCAGGCGATGCAATAGTTGGTGGTATTAAAGCACTTGGCCAAGCACTGATGCAGGTAGGCAAGGAACTTGTCAACATTGCCAAGAATAGCAGTGCTTATGCCGACAACATAATGGTACTGGCCACACAAACTGGCTTATCTACCGATGCGTTGCAAGAATACAGTTATATGGCCGAACTGGTAGACACTGACGTGTCTACGATCACTAGCAGTTTAGCCAAACTTACACGCAATATGGCTTCGGCACAAGATGGTAGCAGGGCGCAGACCGAAGCGTTTAACGCATTAGGTGTGTCTGTTACCGATGCCAATGGCGATTTGCGTGATAGCAACCAAGTATTCGATGAAGTAATAAGTGCATTGGGGCAGGTTGAAAACGAAACCGAACGCAATGCTTTAGCAATGGACATCTTCGGCAAATCAGCAATGGAACTGAACCCACTAATTGCAGTGGGTGCTGAAGGTTTAGACCAGTACAGACAAGAAGCACAAGATATGGGTGCAGTGCTTGATGGCGAAGCACTAAATGCACTGGGCAATGTTGATGATGCTTTTCAAAGACTTAATCAAGTTGGCACAATACTGACCAACCAAATCGGTGTAGCAATGGCACCAGTAGTGGAAGAACTGACAACAATACTGATGGACTTGGCCAAAAGCGTAGACTGGCAGGCTGTCGGTAATACCATCGGCAAGGCATTAAGGTTCGTTATCAGCGTATTCGAAAGTGTCATTACAGTGGCCACCAAAGTATATAACGCAGTTAAGCCGATAGTAGAAACTATCGTTAACTGGTTCGCTAATCTCAAGTTTGAGTGGCCGAAACTTAAACTGCCACATTTCAGCATCAGCCCAAAGGGTTGGAAAATTGGCGACTTACTGAAGGGCAGTATACCAAGACTGGCAATTGACTGGTATGCCAAAGGTATGGAAGGTATGGTGCTGAAACAGCCTACTATCTTCGGTATGAATAACCAAGGGCAGTTGATGGGTGGCGGTGAAGTTGGCAACGAAATAATCGTTGGCCAGAACAACTTAATGCGTATGATTAAAAATGCTGTTGGTCAGCAGGGTATGGTTGTCAATATGACCATCAATGCAGGCGCAAATATGAACGCAGAGCAACTGGCACAGTATACCATCGACAAACTGAACGCACAGATCAACGCACAAAGGAAGGTGTGGGCATAATGAATAGTTTTACATACAACGGCACATCATCGAATAATTGGGGCTTAATCGTAGATAACGTGCAGGTATTCAATGCACCTGCACCAGACTACGAAAGCGTAGCGGTAGCAGGGCGCAATGGCGAACTGACACTGTTCAATAATAGATATAATAACGTGCAGGTAATCTATACCATTGGCATCACCACCGACTTCATAAACAAAACAAGGGCAATTGCCGACTGGCTACTGGCAAGTGTTGGCTATCATACCTTAACCGATACATACCAACCTAGTTACTACCGCCAAGCACGATTTGTGGGCGATGTAGAATACGTAGTAAACGCATTATGCCGTACTGGTTCGGCTAATGTGGTCTTCGACTGCAAACCGCAGTTGTTTCTAAACAGTGGCACAAGCGCAATAAGCGTGTCTAATGGCGATACAATAACCAACCCTACCAATTACCCTGCCAAGCCTTTACTTCGATTATACGGCACTGGAACGGCTCAAATTGGCAACTACGAAGTTACTGTTACAACGGCAGATGGCTATACTGACATCGACTGCGAACAAATGAATTGTTACAAAGGCACAACCAATTGCAATGGCAATGTTGTAATTGACGATTTCCCAATGCTAGAAAGCGGTGCGAATACAATAACCTATACTGGCTTTACGCAGGTTGAGATCACACCGAATTGGTGGCGGTTATGATACCAGTATTATTTGCTAGTAATGCCACAACGTTTAACACCAATGGCATCGGCAGGTTGGCTGATGTTGTCAGCCTTACTGCCGAAGAAGAACTGAACGGCATAAATGAAATCACAGTGCAGTACCTTGCTAACGGCCAGTTTGCCGACCAAATCGTGCAGGGTAATATCATCGTGTGCAAGCCGAACAAGAAGCAGAACAAGCAGGCTTACCGAATAACAAAGGTAAGCAAGCCGTTAAATCAAATAATCACAATAGAAGCAAACCACATCAGTTATGATATGGGGTATATACCAGTTGAACCATTTACGGCCACTGGCATTACTGCCACCATCGCAGGACTGATGAACAACGCAATGGTAAGCAATAACTTCACGTTTACCACCGACTTGACCAATGAAACAAGCAGTTACAACCAAACGTTACTGAAATCAATGCGTGCTTGTTTGGGCGGTAGCGAAAACAGTGTGTTGCAGACATTTAGCGGTAGCAATGGTGTTGAATATGAGTTTGACAATTTTAACACTTTTATCACGCTAAATAGGGGTGCAGACAATGGTGTGTCGATTAGATACGGCAAGAACCTAACCGACATCTTGCAGGAAATTAGCAACGATAATCTTTTTACATCAGCCGTTGCCTACTGGACAAACGCAGACAACACCATTTGCGTATATGGCGATATACAACACAGTTCGTATGAACCACTGTATAACTTCGTTAGAACGGCCACAATTGATGCAAGTGGCGACTTTGAACAAGAACCTACACCTGCAGAATTGAACAACTACGCACTACAAAAGGTTGAACAGCAGGCTGTTGGCCTGCCAAGTGAAAACTTAACCATTAGTTTTGTTGATCTAGCGGACACGCAGGAATACAAGGGCATAGCCAATTTGGAAGCAGTCAACCTTGCCGATACAGTGCGCATATACTACCCACCATTAAAGGTAGACACCACAACAAAGGTAATACGCACCAAGTTTGATGGCCTTACAGAAAGGTACATCGAAATTGAACTTGGTGCTTTTAAAAGTGAATTAGGCAAAACACTTGCATCTGCGATCAATGACTTTGCAAGTGTGGTCAACACCACTAACAAGGTAGTAAGTGTTATTACTACCATTGACACCGAACTAGGCGAAATACAAAGCACTGTCAATTCACTAGAAGGACTGGCCGACACAGTAGAGCAACACACCACGCAGATCACGCAGAACGCTAACGCAATTACCCAAAAGGTAAGCCAAAGCGAACTTGACGATGCGTTGAACGAATACGTTACGCAGACACAACTAGAGCAGACAGCCGACAGTTTAACGCTAGGCATTACGCAGGCGCAGAGCAGTGCAGATAATGCCAATGCTTATAATCAGCAACTGCAAACCTATATCACGATGGACATTAACGGCATCACGATCGGCAAAAATGATAGCGATATTCGTGGTCAGTTTACCAACACATCGTTAGATTTCATCAATGGCAACGATGAAAAGAAGGCTTGGGTTGATGCAGATGTAGGACTTGGCGGTAAATCACTTGCACTAGGCGACCCAACAGATATAGATAAGCAGTGGCGGTTTGTAGTCAGTGATGACGGCAACGTTTTGAGCATCACAAGAAGGAAGGCATAGATATGGCAGTTTTTTACACATCACCTACATATACAAAGGGGTGTTCGAACGATAGCAACAAGTTCAACTACTACCTTGTAGCAGATCAAATAGGCCGTGATATTGCGAACAACCGAACTACCAACAAACTGTCATTGTACTTTTACCCTTCGACTGTAAGCAATACGCTACGATGGGAAACTGCCAAGGTATATGCACCGACAAGTTCTATCACTGCCGATGGCATCGCATATCAAAGCGACATTACCGCAGGAAGTGCAAGCGGTGATTACTACATTGATGATGGCTATTTTAGGCGGTTTGTACGTAAAGCGACCCACATACTTATAGCCGAAAAAACGCTTGTCATTGACCACAACAACGATGGCACGGCATCAATGACAGTTCGCTTCAATTGGTTTGCAGGTAGCGGTTCAACTACTGCCTACTACCCTGCATCATTTGCAAGCAATACAGTAGAGATACAAGTGCCTGCTATACCACGTGGTAGCCAAATCAGTTGCGCAAGTTCGGTACTGTTAGATAATACCACCGATACTTTCGATTATTCGGTTACCAGTTACGCTGACTATTGGCACACGTTGAGTTGGGAACTTGACGGCCACACACAGACTGTTTGGGGAACGGCACACAGAATTAACGAAAGCACCGAAAACTTAACAATTGGCTTTTCGGCCTTGTTATCAGCTTTAACAACAGCACAGACAAAGAACCTGCGGTTTACACTGAATACTTATAGCGATAGCAGTATGGCCACGCTAATCGGCACTACAACCAAGACTGTGCAAGTATCTGTTGATGGCACAGTATTCAAACCAACGCTTGCGCTTGGTTCTATTGTGCCTAACAGCACACCGATAGCAAACTACCTTGTCGCAGGCTATTCATCAGCCAAGACAGACTACACAGTTACATTGCCGTATGGTGCGACAAGTGCCACTGTATATTTCAGCATCGATGCAGGAACTATGCAAACTGCATCAGTGGTTGGTTTAAGCGGTACTGGTATTACAAACATCTTGCCTGCATCGCAGACTGATTACACATTTAACATCACGGCTTATGCCGTTGACAGCAGGGGTGTGCAGTCAACAAGCGTTACGATCGCAGGCAACGCATACGGCTATAAACCGCCAGTAATCACTGGCAACGCATATCGAACCACCGACAACATAAGCACCACCGAAGATGCAAGCGGTGTGTATGCTTACGTGCAATTCACATCGGCAGTTGGTGTAAGCATTGATGGCCAAAACACAATACAAACAACAGTATGCACCGACAACAACGGCAACACACATAACAGTGGCGACCACATCGCACTTGCAGAAGAAAATACAATGCAGTTCACAGTAGTGGCAACCGATAAAGTAGCAAGCACTACTGTGATCTACACAGTACAGCCTGCATACCTGCCTGCTAGGTTCTACGATGACGGCACGGCACAACATCTTGGTGTTTCGCTTGCAGGGGCAATACTGGAAGCCGACAAGGTTAAATTGGGCAGAGTTGGTTATGGCATAACACCTGCTAATTCGGCCAACGGCAAAGAACTGACAACGGCAGAGTGGGTGCTTGCACAAGGTGGCGGTACAATTGACACTGCACTAGACACCACAAGCACCAACGCAGTTGAAAACCAAGCAATAGCAACAGCAATAAATGGCATTACAACGAAAACAACAAGCACAACTGCGGTCAGCCGAACAACTGGCGCAACGATTACAGACCAGTATTTGTGCAAGGTTAACAACGTGGTGTACCTTTACTTACTGTTAACCAAAACAAGTAGCACCGCAAGTGGTGCAAACTTGTTCGAAGGCACAATTGCAAGCGACTATATACCGCTTGCGTTTGCAACGGCATCGGGTTATTATCAAAGCCACGCAATAAGTGCCGTTGTAAAAGACGATGGCACAATTATCGCACGTAATGCTTCGGCATCAGCCGTTACAGCAACAAGCGGTGTTTGGCTTTCGTTTACTTACATTATTTAGGGGGTTAAGTATGGACGACACGATTATGGCGGTATTGGTCAGTGGCCTATTCAGCGTAATTACTACAATATGGACATCACGCAACAGCGATGCTATACAAGGTGAACAGATTAGACAGATCAAGGAAGAAATCGGCACACTTTCCAAGAAGGTGGAAGCACACAATAACTATGGTCTTGAGATCGTTGACCTAAAGGCACGTGTATCTGCGTTAGAAAAACGGAGTGGTTAAGATATGAAAATTAAAGGTGTAGATGTATCAACATTTCAGCGTGGGCAAAGCATTGTCGACTACAAGGAAGCAGGGCAGAAGTTCGTAATTATTCGTGCAGGCTATACTGGTTGGGGCGGTAAAGGCACAACCAAAGAAGTTGATGCACAGTATGAAAACTTTTATGCGCAGGCAAAGGCTTGCGGTATGCCAGTAGGTGCTTATTGGTTCAGCACAGCCAACAATGCAGAGAAAGGTAAAGACGAAGCCATTTATATGTACGAACATTGCTTGAAAGGCAAGCAGTTCGAAATGCCTATTTTTATCGACTGTGAAGATACGCATTGGCAAAGCAAGACTTGGGCAGGCACTACCGATGCCATCGTTGCTTTCTGCGAAACATTGGAACAGTTAGGCTACTTTGTTGGTGTATATGCAAGCAAGTATTGGTTCAGCAAACTTGGAAAAGAGAAGCTGAAACCTTACCTGCATTGGCTTGCTTGGTGGACTGACACCGAACCGACAGCAAAGACCGCAGGTGTAGACTTCGGCATTTGGCAGTATGGCAGTGTTAAGATCAAGGGCAAGAGCATTGACGGCAACATTGCCTACAATGACTATGCCAAGATCATCACCGAAAACGGCTTCAACGGCTTCGGCAAAGACCCTGCACCTGCACCAGTTGAACCGAAGTTCAAGAAGGGCGACAAAGTGCAGATTATTGCCACTGGCAATGCAAGAAAAGACGGCAAGGGCAGAACCAGTTACGGCATCGGTTGGAAACGTTACGTATTGGCATATTACGAAGGCGAACCTTACCCATACCGCATTGGTAGCAGGTTAGGCATCACCACTGGCTACTATGCTGAAGATGCACTGAAGAAGGTGAACTGATGAAATACTATTTAGTTATGGTACAGAACGGCAACACGCAGGCCATATACGAAAAGGCTGATTATGATGATGCACTATCTGCATTTCATAGTGAACTGGCTTATAGGCACGAAAGCCGTACATCAACAATGTGTATGATTATTGACGGCAACGGCAACGTGTATAAGCGTGAAATGTGGCCGATGAACGAAGGCGGTGAAAGCTAATGTATAGGGGTACAACACCAACATTTGAACTAAAGATTACTGACGAAAGCGTAGACCTTACCCAAGCCGATAATGTCTATGTAACTATTCGCACACGCAATGGCAGTGAAACCTATACTGGCGATGCACTTGATGTGATGGAACGTGAAGTTGATGTGTTTTTAACGCAGGCACAGACACTTGCACTGCCGATAGGCACGGCCGAAATACAGATAAACTGGACATTTGACAATGGCAAAAGAGCCTGCACCAACATTGCTAGAATTGCCATAAATGAAAACTTACTTGAAGAAGTATTGCCGTGATAGTCAATAAAAACCCAATAGATGCAGAACTGACAGTTGCAACCGAGCAGGCGCAGAAAATGGAAGTAAGCACCAATTCTGTTAGTATGGTGGTAGACAGCAACGCATCTGCATCATTTGGCGCAGGCGATAACAAGCCAGTGCCAATGTCTGTTGGTATGAAATACCAAAGCGGTAGAGTAAATGCGGTATGGGGGCAGATCACTGGCGACATCGAAGACCAAGAAGACCTGCAGGAAGCATTAAACGGCAAGCAAGACACTTATGTTCACGATTTAGGCAGTTTTTCGTTTGAAGATTATGACTGGGAAATTGGCATTTACCTTGACAGTATTGGCTTGGTAAATGACGGCTTTTACAAGGCACACGAAATTGAAGACAACTTTGATTATTACATCATAGTTGAACGTGCAGGCGATACAGTTTATCAAGAATACTGGTGTAGCGGTGATGATAGCACATACCGCAACATACGCAGTGGCTTGTATGATGGCGAAAGTTGGGAATACACTGACTGGGACAGTTTGATGAACGCTAACAATGCCTACAATGTGTTCGCTTATAAGAACCACAGCCATTACATCGAAGAAACTGTTAACTACTCTAACATATTGACTTATTTCAATAGCTTTAATTTGAATAAAGCAGTAGGTGATTACAAGATCGTAAACAACAACGGCAGAAATGTGTATTACCTAACATACGATTATCGCTATGTCAGTGGTTTAAGCGGTGGTTATCGGTTATATCAAGAGTATGTAACCAATGCTGATGATTACATACACATAAGGTTCGGCACACGCAATGGTAGCAACATTGTGTGGGGCAATTGGCACAACTACCCAAGCGATAACATCATTATCGACAACTACTACACGATGGACTATATAGACGATAACTATTACACACGTGAAGAAGTTGATGATTTAATCAGTGGCGGTGGCGGTGGCGGTGGCCTAATTGAAACTACTTGGGCAGACTTGGTGGAACTGCGAGATAATGCCGAACTGGTCAAAGGCGCATATTACCGCATTACAGATTACAACTTTATAACCACCAAGTTGGGCATACAAAGTGGCAACCACCAATTCGACATAGTGCTGTTAGCCATCAGTGAAAGTATGTTAAGCGAAAGCGGTTATGCCTGCAGGCACGAAGGTGAACACTACTTTGAACGTGAAGTTACTGAAGGTGGTATAGAGTGGCTTTACACGCTTTATGTTGATGATTATGGCGAAAGTTATGGCGATGAACCAATGGATCACCAAGACGATTTACATAGTGCTGACCAGTTCTGCGATAGCGGTGTTATGCGCCACCCAGATACTGACGAAGAAGTGCCAGTGCTGTACAAGACTGATACAAACGAATATGACACCGATGACCCAGATTATGACGATACTTTCTTTTATGAAGGCACGTATGAACTAGATGGCGATGAATACGATATGTGGGCGAAGTATGAACGGCAAGATAGCGAGTGGGTGTTTATGCAACAATATGCGCTGACACCGCTTGTTGTCGAAGATGGCGAACTGATAGTATCACCAATACCTACCACCAAAACAGTGCCAGTCAATATGAACGCTTGGGAACTGAAATATTGCTTGGACAATGACAAGGAACTGTTTGACTGGGCAGAAACTGACGGCAAGGGGGTAATCTACTACCTTAAAGACGAGTTCGGCAACGAAGCACCTTATGACTTTAAAAACGCAATGTTTAGGCGATACCAAGTATCGACAGTAAGCAATACAGTGTTGAATAGTTTACGCAACTTGTATCTATACCAAGATGGTTATTATGCCTTGACACGAAACAACAACTACAAGTATTGGTACACATTTGCAGACATAGCAGGTACTGGCGATGGTTCATTATTTGGCGAGTGTACCTACAACACAATACAGCCTTATGTTTATCTATCACCAAAGGGAAAGAACATAAAGGGCATCAACAACATTGTGTTGCAAAATGCCAACCGCAATAAATTAGGTTACAACTGCTATGACATTACCATTTTAGGCAGTGCCGATAACAACGCACTAGATTTTTCCTATGATATATGCGGTACTAACTTTGCGTTAAACGCATTTGATAAACGCTGTTGTTATATGACATTCACCGGTGCATCACAGTGCATATTTGGCACTGGTTGTAGTTCGATAATGGGGCAAGGCACTGATACTTGTACTTGTGGGCGTGTTTGTACTGCCATTAACTTTGGCGTATATAGCAGTGGAATGATGTTGTTGGGGTCTTGCCGTAACATTACTTTTGGGCAGTGGTGTTTCTCTAATAGTATTGATATTAATACGAGCTACATCACTACTGGCAATTACTTCACCTACAACAAGATAGGCAAGGGCTGTATGAACCTAACATTCACAAATTATTACCGATACAACACTGTTGAAGATAATGTATCAAGAGTGGACTTCAACACCACTGGCGGTAGCACATCTAGTTATGTACAGTACGCAAAAGTATGCACTGGTGTTACGAACAAGACACTAACACCTACAAGAAGAACATCTTATGAACAGATTTACTACGCAACTGGCAGACAAGAAACTGCGGTTTAGGGTAGGTTCATCATACTTTTTTGACAGATATGCTGACTTCAAAGCAGGCGATGTTGATTATGTCGAGTTCGAAGAACAGCCGAAGTTGTACAAGAACGTTTTGCAATTTCGCAAAGCCGACAAAACAATGTGCCTTTTCAAATGGCGCAAGATGTCAGCCGATGAGTTCGTGCAGTATACGTTGCGTAGCAAATTGCCAATGGAACTGGGCAAGTTTTTAGTACCAGAAGTGGCAGAATATTTGGGCATCACTATTGACCATCTAAAGCAATTGCGACCAGTGGCCGATAGGCTAGATGCCAAACACCAGTATGAAAAAACAATATACAATGCCTATATTCATAACAATGCCTTCACGCTGACCGAAGAACAAAGGCGCAAGGCATATATTGAATATCGGCAAGAAAGGGGCATATAAAATGAAATTATCAAATCTGTGGTATGACCGCTTAAAATGGCTGTGTCAAATCGGCTTGCCTGCCTTTATTGCCTTATTCGTGGGCTTAAATCAGTTATGGGGCTTCACTGAATATGGCGAGCAGATCGCAGGCAGTTTGGCATTAGTTGCCACATTTATCGGTAGTCTGCTTGGTGTATCAAGCAAGAACTACTGGGCTGAAGTTGATGGCGAAGCATAGTGTAATGCTGTCATTTCATATTTTTCTTTTTTCACTGGGCGGTATTATTTACCGCCCACCTTTTTATTTTAGATACAAGTTAGATACAAGTACGCTGAAATGCAGGGTTTTGTGTGGCCAAAAAAGACACTAAAATGCGCTGTAAAGCGTTTCTAGGCCATCTAATGCACGTTTATGCGACACTAGACCAACAGAACGCAAGCCCCTCCATCTCCACCAGTGGCAAAGAAAACCCTTGTTATACAAGGGCTTTTTTGTTTTTTGGGGTGTGCTAGATACAAGTTAGATACAATTATCGACCAAATCACGCAAATCGCTAGTGTAAAAATGGCTGTATGTGTCCAGTGTCATTTTTGCTGAACTGTGGCCAAGCAGTTTGGCAAGCACTGTTGGACTGGCATTTTTATGTATGTAATAACTGGCGCAACTGTGTCTAAAATCGTGTATTCGTATGTTTTTGACATTTGCCTGCTTGCAATAGGCATCTTTTCTTTTGGTTATCGTTGTTTCTGGCAATGGCTTTATACCGCCAAACACGAACCAGTCAGCCGTGAAGCCATCATACCTGCAGTAGAACTGGTGCAGTTCGGTCAATAGATCGCAGATGTGATGCGAAAAAGGTATTGTGCGCACTGAACCGCTTGTTTTTGGCGATGTCAGCAGGTACTTACCATCAACGAACAACTTGGTGCTGACTGTCTGTGTGATGGACATTGTGCGGTTTTCCAAATCGACAGACCGCCATTGCAGTGCATTGGCTTCACCGACACGCAGGCCACAATAGAACAGCACAGAGAATAGCGCACGATAGCGTAGATCATCGACAGCATCAATGAACTGGTCAAACTCCTGCTTCGTAAAAAACTGCATCGGCTTTTTCGGTGTGATCTTATCAACCAGTGGTTCATATTTGAAAGGCAGGCGGTTGCTGACATCGTGGTGCTTATCTGCGTAGGTAATCAAGGCTTTGCAATGGTTCAGCACCTTGTTCTTGTAAGACACTGACCACAAGCCATTTTCAGCCACTGTGGTGCGGAATTGTTCAAACTGTGGCTTGGTCATCGTGGCAATAGCAACCTTGCCCAGACTGGCCGAAACGTAACGGCACAGCACTTCAGCACGCAGGTATGACTGCGGTTTTAGTGTCTGCTTCTTATCTGCAAGGTATTCGGCAATGATCTGGTCAAAGGTAAGGTTTTCGGCAGGCCGTTTGCCGACATTGACCAAGTAAAGTGCTTCTTGCTTTTCGGCTTCCTTTTTGGTTGCGTACTTCTTGGAGTTGTAGCGATGGCCGACACCTTGCGACACGCTGAAATACCATTGCCTGCCGTCTGCCGTCTTCTTACTTGCTTTGTATACTGGCATAACCCATCGCCTTTACCATCTGCAATAGCACCTGCACTTGTTCGTTGTTAAGCAGGGGTATTAGTGTCATCAGTTCTTCTTGTTCTGCGGTCAGTGGCATTGTGCCGTGTATCGTAACTGTTTCGATGCCGTATAGATCACTAGGTGTGCAGTGAAACAACTTGCACAGTGCATCAACCTGCGATGCTTTTAAGTTGACAGTTTCGCCACGCTCAATTTTGCTGACGGCTGAACGTTGCAGGCCGATAACATCACCTATTTGCTGTTGTGATAACTTCCTAGCCTTGCGGTAAGCCTTGATATTTTCGCCTATTGTCTTCATATTCTGTACCTTCTTTCTAACTTTATTGTAAAAAAATGTTTCTAAAAAGTAAACTTTTTTACAAAAGGGTATTGCAAACGGTCTAAAAAGGACTATAATGTAGTTAAGAAAGGTCGAAAGAAGACCGAAAGGAAGAAAAGAAGATGAAGTTTTATTACAAAGACCAGTTAGTTAGAACTAGCAAAAACCACCACTACACACACGCAGTTATACGTGAAACAGAAAACGGCTTTAGCACATTTGCTTGCGCATCAAGCCGTGAACTAGCCGAAAGAGCAAAGGCGCAGGAAATCAACTGGTATAAGGCACAAGGCGAAAGATTACACAAACACCTTGAAGCCATCGAAAATGGCAAAAGTGAGTATTACTCAAAAGGCAGATACTTTAGGGTAACACCAGAAAGATTAGAAGAAATCAAAAAGGCTTTGGCCGAACACAACGAAATGATCAAAAGATTAGATGCAACACTGAAAGTTGTAGAGATCGAAGAAAGATAAACAAGAAGTGAAGCGATAACACTTACAACACTACTTGAAAAGGAAGGTTAAAGGAAATGAAGAAGTATTACAAAGGTTGGTGTACGTTGCCTATTGAAGACTATGTTAGAGCCACAGACAAAGCCGTTTGCTTCACAGTTGCAGGTGGCGCAACAACAGCAAACGATACAAATATGTGGGTACCAAGAGCAATTTTGAAGGTTAGCGAACCAAATGAATATGGCAACGCTGATGTATACCTGCCAATGTGGTTTGTCGCTAAAAACGGACTATTTAAGGCAGTTGAAAGAATACGTGAAATTGATTTTGACGAAGTAGTTGAATTATAGGAAGGAAGAAAGAAGAAATGAAAAAGATTAAAGAAATCATTGAAAAACGCAAGACGCAGGCAATAGACAGATATTACAAGTATATTGCCAATTCTCACGATGAAGCACTTACGCAGGAAGAAAGAACACAAAACGGCAAACTTGCCGACATAGCGTATGGTGCGGTTGGTGCATTTGATGGCATTTTGAGAACATTAGAGCAGGAAGGCTATGATGACGAATACAGTGGTGATCACTACGTTGGCGAAATCGTAATGTTCCGCACACACCAGTGCAAAGTAACGCACGTATGGAAAGACGAAGAAGGCAACAACGGCATTTCGCTAATACCTACTGGCAACTACGGCTTTGAAATTGATGTTACCGAAAAGCGATTTGAAGAAATGAACAAGAAAGGTGTAAGGCGATGAAAAGACAAGACAAGTACCCAGACACAAGCACGTTTACGTACTACAACGCAAACCCACATCACCGCATCACTGGCGACTGCATCGTAAGAGCAATTAGCACAGCACTGGAAATGGACTACAACACAGTGGTTATGGAACTGGCACAGTTGCAGTGCCAAACTGGTTATGATGGTGGCAACCAACTGATAGACCTTTACCTTAAAAGCAAGGGTTGGCAGAAGCACGGACAGCCACGCAAGGCCAACAACACCAAGTACACTGGCATAGAGTTCTGCCAAGTCGAACAGAAGTATATGCTTAATTATCGCTATTACGGCAAAGAGTGGGCAGACGGCATCACCATCAGCAACCGCATCGTTGCCAATATTGGTGGTAATCACATCGTTGCTATTGTCGATGGCAAAGTGTACGATCACTGGAACAGCACCGATGGGTGCATCGGCATCTACTGGACAAAATAAGGAAGGGGGGGCAAAATATGGAACTGCACGAAAAAATCAAGGTGTTTATGACAGCCAACGGCATCAGCCAAAAGGAACTGGCCAAAGCACTAGGAAAGAAAGAAAGCAATATGTCTTTACGGCTGAACGGCAAGCGCAAGATTACTGCCGATGAACTGTGCGAAATCATCAAGTTCTTCGGCTTGACCGACACAGAAACATACCAGTTTTTATTTGAACAGTAAGTGTCGAAAACAGACACAATAGAAAGGGTGATGAAGTGAAAAACTACACAATTGCAGAAATGGACAAGGTGCTAACCAAAGCCTACTTAACTGTCGATGACATTTGCAGGCTTGCACCGATCGGCAGAAAGGAAGCCTACAAACTGGCAAACAAGATTATTGCCGAAATGCAGGCAGAAGGTTTGCCAAGATTATGCACACGGCCGATTTTAGTGCCACAAGGCAGGGTTTTGGCAAAGTTAGGTATTAGTTATCAAGCACAGAAAATAGTGCGTTAGAAAGGAAAGAAAACGATGAAAGACGAAATTAGAAACAAGTTCAATGAAGTGAACAAACTGGCACTTGACAACATCTGTTGGTGCGAAGGCACTGAAACATTATTTGGCAAGCAACTGATGACCGAACAAGATGCAGTTGCCGAGATCACAGTTAAAGGTAAGCAGGCATTACTTCACAAGGTGCTGTGGCAGTGCAATTGCTACAAGGAAGGTGCAGGGTTCGATAAGTGGCTGAAGGAAAAGGTAAAGCCAGACGAACTGCCGAAATATATTAGTGCCGAAGCACTGGCCGATTACTTCAACGAAGAATTGCAGGAAATCTATGCAAAGGAAAGGAAAGAGTATGCAGACAAGCAGGCTTCATAACATCTTGGCCAAGGTTATCATCATCGCATTTGTATGCGTTGTAACAACAGCCAGTTCACTAATGATGCTTATAAGTTGGGCATCGGACAGAACCGAAAAACCGCTTTATATGCTAGGGTTCGCAGGCTTCCTGCTATTCGCATTAGGCGGTTGTGTATTTGCTAGAGCAATGGAAAGGAACAATTAAAATGAGCATTTACGAAAAACTGAACAAGGTGCAGTTAGAACTGAACGCACCGAAGAACCTTTACAACAAGTTTGGCGATTATCATTATCGCAATTGTGAAGGCATCTTGAACGGACTGAAGCCATTACTGGAAAAGTACGGCTTGGTGGTGGTCTTAACTGATGAAATTATGGCCATCAATGACCGCTATTATATGGTTTCCACAGCCAAACTGGTTGACATCGAAACTGGCGAAAAAATCTACAATACAGCGTATGCACGTGAAGACGAAACGCACAAAGGCTTGACTGGCGCACAAATCACTGGTTCATCAAGCAGTTACGCTAGAAAGTATGCGCTGAACGGCTTACTGGCCATTGACGATGTGCAAGACGATGACAGCCGAGATAATACGGCCAAAGGCAAGAAACCTGCAACAGAGATCAGCGACAAGAAGGTTGAAGAACTGCGCAAGCAGATGTACAACGAACCATTTTAGAAAGGCGAAGATATGATTACAAACAAGTGCATTTTTATGGGTACAGTGTACGAAATCAAACCACTGTCATACACGCAGGGCAACAAGGAAATGACTACATTATGCGTAAGCGTGAAAGTAGGCAAGGGCGCAGATGGTAAGCCGATTTATGAGTTTGTGCCTTGCAGGGCTTATGGTGGCACAGCCAAGATGTTATGCGACTACTTCCAGAAGGGCAAGGCAATTGCGGTAGAAAGCCGTATGCACCGCTACAAAAACAACGAAGGCAAAGTGCTTACCGAGTTTATCGTAGAAGGTGTTAACTTCGTACCTGCTGACTACGTAGAACAGAAACCTGCACAGCAGACAGAAAGCAACACCACAACAACTGCATTTAGCAATGACTATTCGCTGACCGATGAACTGCCGTTCTAAATGAAACTAAACGCTGTATTCGAGCGGTTTGGCTACGATGCACAAGGCGAAATTGAAATTACGTTTAAGACATCAAGGTTGTACGAAACAACCGCCAAATCGCTTGAAAACGGCTTAAATTACGTTTTAGAACTGAACCAACGGAAAGCGAATAGATCACTGGAACAGAACGCATTGCTATGGGCAATTATTCACGATATAGCCGAGCATCGCAACGGCAGAGCCAATACCGATAATGAGTGGCAGGTTTATATCGAAGCGTTGCAGAAAGCAGGCGCAAAGTATGAAATCATCACCTGCATACCAGAAGCCGAAGAACTGCTAAAAAAGGCAAGCAGGGCGATAGTCAAGGTGGGCAGTACAGAAAAGAACGGCAAGACATTTAATGCTTACAAAGTGTTCTATGGTTCTTCAACTATGAACAAGGCAGAAATGGCAAAACTGTTAGACGAAACCATAAACATCGCTTATCAAGAAGGCATTGATGTTATGTGGCAATTTTAAGAAAGGAAAGTTATGAACGATAGACAAAGAAGACTGGCAAGTTACTTGCTTTTACAGAAAACATACACATCGCAGTTAAGCATTATGGCAGAAATGCCAGAGTATAACGGCAATATGCGGTTACTTCGCAGAGATATTAGAGAACTGAACAATGGCGAGTTTTCTATGATTATCTGCAGTAATGCAGACGGCTACAAGATCGCAACCAAGGAAGAAGCGCAGGAATACTACGATACCAAGCGCAAGACGGCATTACGTATGCTTGCACTGGCTGAAAAGGTACACCACAAGTTGCAGAACAATGGGCAGGCTAAAGTGAACAATGCCGACAACGTGGTAGAAGTGAAGACAGTATGCGAAAAGTAGCAAAGCACCATATCGGTGTTAGCAAGGACACGTACAACACAGTGTTTGAACGTGATGGTGGCAGGTGTGCATTATGCTTTGATGACAGAGCAGAAAACCTGCACCTGCATCATATCTTGACTAGATCACACAAGGCACTAATCAATGACCCACACAACTGCATTATGTTGTGCAGTCAGCACCACCGATTAGTGCATCAAGATATGACTTACTGGCAACCGATACTTATGGGAATTGTAGAAAGAAGGGAAAAGAGAAATGGCAGAAAGACGTATGTTTGCGAAAACAATTGTGTTAAGTGATGCCTTCCTTGATATGCCACTTGGCGCACGTTGTCTGTATATGACATTATCTATGCTTGCCGATGATGATGGCTTTATCAATTCACCGAAAAGCATTATAAGGCAGTGTGGCGCAAGCGAAGACGATTTGAAGGTTCTTATCGCCAAGAAGTTCATTATACCATTTGACAGTGGTGTTATTGTCATCAAGCACTGGCGCATTAACAACTACTTACAAAGCGACAGATGCAAGCCAACAGTGTACCAAGAAGAACTGGCACAACTTGAAATCGATGGCCAAAACAACTACCACATCAAAAATAGTAATGTACCTTTGTATACACAGTATATGTATACACAGAATAGTATAGGTAAGAATAGTATAGATAAGAATAATAATAGTGTGGCGCAAATAAGCGCACCACGCACACGCTTCGTGAAGCCTACTGTTGAAGAAGTTGCTGACTACTGCAAAGAAAAGAACCTGCAGGTAGATGCCCAAAGGTTCGTTGATTACTATGACAGCAATGGTTGGAAAGTAGGCAGGGTAGCGATGAAAGACTGGCAGGCAACTGTGCGTAACTGGGCGAGAAAAGACAAGCCAAAGTTCAGCGCAGACGAAATGCAGGTGGAAGAACAAGACATTGATGAACTGAAAGCCAAGTTGTTTGGGGGTAAGAAATAATGAACATAGATATGGCAACACTGCAAGACATCGCAGATGGCAAGATCAAAAAGCATAGCGATAAAGACCTAACGATTTACAACAACAAATGGCTAGCAGAACACCGGCAAGAACTGTCAACACTACTGCCATCAATACCCATTGAGTATATCAACAAGAAATTAGCAAAACTAAACGATGATATTAAATGGGCTTGGTATTACGGCAATGTAGCGTTAGACGAAATGGAATATGCGAAAGCGTGGGTAGAAGAAGTTTTATTAAAAGACTGGGAAAAGGACAAGAACAAGTACGCTTTACCGCTTGCACGTGAAGGCGAAGCCAAGAAGGTTACAGTGGCGAAAGAAGACCTTGCACCAGTTGACCCAATAATGCAGGTAACATTCGAACAAGTTATGCAGTTCTGTAAAGAACGCAACCTTACAGTAGTAGACGAAAGACTGCTGAACTGCCTGCTAGGAAGGTTATGACGATGGAAGCAATAGATATTTACGATAAGAAGTACACTGTGCGCAAGTTGAAGAACGGCACACTGATACTGACACCAGTGGTCGAGATCACAGACAAGCGCACTGCGCTGACTGAATACACAGATCAAGAACTTGTTGATGAAATGATAAGAAGGGTGGAAGAAAATGATTTTAAAGTTTAAATACGGTTGGAGTTGTGCCGAACGTGATAAGGCCATATTCACCGACTGGGAAAGGGGCAATATCGAAGCATACGAAGCAATGCAGTTAGTATGCAAGAACAACGGAGTAAGGCAGATTAGCACAGTTGACTTTGTGCGGTTGGCCAATTCACTTGGTTACAGAAGGGAAAACGGCAATGGAATTGATAGATAAAAAAGCCTTACTGCAGGCACTGAAGGTGGCATACAGTCAGCATAAGATGGCAAGCAGAAAGCCTGCTGACGAAGATGTTGCAACTGGCATATTACTGGCGATAACCGAAGTTATGACACAGCCAGTGGTGGCCACAATTGAAGATGGTTATAGCGTAAAAATGATTTACGCAGGAAAGGAAAACGGCAATGAAAATAGATAACATAGAAGAAATCAGCCAAGAAGAATTAAATGCCTTGCCATTTTCTACAAGTGAAATTGTTGGCAAAGAGTTTGATAACATTATTATCGTTCCTACTTGTGAAATGCACGATAGTGGCTTTAGATGTATGAAATATATTCTGCTAAAATGGGGGAACGGCTTAAACGTTGTTGGAGTAGTTGGCGGTTATAGTGATGTAATACATTTACATAAAGGCAAGGTAAGTATTGACTGTTTACCTTGTGGTTATTTGAGAGTTATGTTAAATGAAACTGCTAGAGTGCCATATTTTGTGGGTAGTGATTTCTTTGTTGAAAGGTGGTAATAAGACAATGAAACAAAAACTAATTGATGCTAATGAATTGATCGTTGATATACTTGCACACGATATTAGCGACCATAAGCGAATTGACAGAATTATACTAGATGCACCAACAGTTGATGCAATACCAGTTGCATTTATCGAAGAGAAAATGCGTAAGTACGAAGAACTGGCATATAATTCAACACCTAAAATACAGCAACGATATTTCGATAAGGCAATGGCAATACAAAGCCTAATCGATTACTGGCACGAAAAGAACGAAAAGGGTGATGATGATGCCACAGTTTGAACATAAGTATTATGCCACTTCGCTAGATATTGCACCGCCAATTGTGGCAGAGTGCGACTGTTGTGGCTACCCAATATATCTTGGTGAAGAAATATGGCGCACTGACGATGGCAGAATATATTGCGACCAGTGTATTCACCCTGCAAATGCCGATGAAGACGATGGCAAAGCGCAAAAGGAAAGGGGGCAAGAAATATGTCAACTTACGATGCCCAAGAATATCTAAACCAAGTACGGCAGATAGACGAGCAGATGCGCATAATACAAAGCCAAATCAGCAACATTGTTGAACTGTCTGGCATCAACTATGACAAACAGCCAAGCACACCTAATGGCGAAAGCAAGGTTGAACGTTTGGCACTGCGCAGGCTAGAACTACTGGACAGATACGAACGCTTGCGTGATGACCTGCTAAAGAGCCGTTACGAGATCACAGAAACGATAATGCAGTGCAGGGGCAGATATATGCAGGAAATCTTATTTAAGCGTTATGTGGAACTGAAACGATGGCGCAAGATCGCAAGGGAACTTAACCTAAGCGAACGTATGACTTTCACAGTGCATAAGGAAGCGTTGGAAGAAATCAATAAAAAACTGAATAATTGCAGTTAATTGCAGTAAAAAGGGGTATACAATAATAGCATAAGAAACCACCAAGTAAGCAGGGTGGTTTTCTTTCGTAACATCTTCCTTTCTATTTTTGCGTATGGCAGGGCAAGGACTTTTTCATTTGAGTTACTCCTATTGATAATGACCTTCTTTACATTTCCCATTGAACGAACGCAACAACACTTTTCACCTTGTCCTGCCACAAACAAGGAAACAACACAATATGAGTGATGGAATATACAAAAAGTTTTATTCAACAAAAAGATGGCAACAGTGCAGGGAAGCATACAAGAAAAGCAAAGGCTATCTATGTGAACGATGCCTTGCCAATGGTATAGTAAGGCCTGCTACTGAAGTACACCACAAGATAAGGCTAACACCTAGCAATATATATGATGAAAGCATTACGCTTAACTGGGCGAACCTAATGTGCGTGTGTGAACAATGCCACGATGAACTACACGGCAGGGCGAAGCGTTACACTGTCGATGAATATGGCAGGGTATGTCCC